CTGTTCTATTAATTTATCTAATACTTCATCAGTTATGTATGCACCATGTTTACGGATAGACTTTAATATTTCTTTTACTTTTTTCTTAAACTGTTTTGCTATTGGTTTTCTACTCTGCATTAATACTTCATATAAACCGTTCTCAGATAAAAACCACATTTCTCTACCTTGGCCTGATAGCGATACTATCGCCTTCAGCTTTTCATCATCGTCAATTATTTCCAACATTTCTGATGGTTTTTTATGCTCAATCCACTCTGCCACATCTTTTGCTAAATCTAACAATAAATAAATGATTTACCTTTTGCTTTTTTCTGCTTATTTTTACATACTTTAATTATAGAACTTGCATCAATATTTAATGCTTTTGATGCAAATGTAATGCTTTCAAATATTTCTCCAGTATCAATACACATAACTTTTTTGTTATTATGAGAATTATCTATCTTTTTATCTTTATTCCAAGCAGGTTTACCTTTTCTGTTATTACTCATTTTTATTTTTGTTTCTTCTGAATGCAACTTGCCAAAATTCGGATTATTGGCACCACTAAATCTCTTCGACATTATTATATATTGATTCTCAGACCATGTTTGTAAACCCTTTTTATTTTTATTCCAAGGTATTCTACCTTTTGTTGATAAAGACAATTTTAATTTTTGTTCATCTGTCATTTTCCATCCAATTTTACTTAATCTAATTTTATTCTTTGTTTCATCACTAAGAATCTTATTATTTCCACCAGTATCACAATTATAACCATTGTTTATAGAATCATATCTATTAATAAAATATGTTTCCATATTATTTAATTCTTTAATATTACTACAGACACATTCAACATAAATATTAAAATTATCGTATTTACGAATAGCATTATATATTGGATAATTTTTTAAATTATATTTAACTGTTTTAATATGTTGTTTAATTCTTTCTAATACTGTTTTAGTAGTTTGACCTATGTAATTTTTAGAATTTGGGAATTCAATTCTATATATTATATTATTAATTTCATAATCTCCAAATATTATAAAATGTTTCCCTAAAAATTCTTGATTTTTTAAAATTATTAATTTACTATTTTCCATATAATAATCATTCACCTCTAAATTTTAATATTTATAATATAAATCCACTTATCTATTTATTTAAAATTACCAAAAAATAATTATTGATAAGTAGAAATTACTCCTACTTATCAATAAATTAATTAATAAACAACCACTAAGCAACCAAATCAAAACCTACCAGTCATCTCAAACTTTTCAATCTGCTCTCCTGTATACTTACCATCACAAAAATTCTCAAATTCCTTATAATTTAAATCAGTAAAAAATTTTATTTCAACGCTCAAAGCATAGGCAGTATGACAATATTTATAATTGCACAGCATTAAACTTTCTGAACCTTCAGCACAAATAATAGGTTTTTTTCAACATTATCAATACCTCCCTAACAACCAAATTCTAAAATCAATTGTATTCCATCAATCATTGTTAAGATTATCTGTTCTCCAAAAAACATAGAATATTCATTTCTATATATTTCAGCGACACAATCTATATCAATCATTAAATTCTGATAATTATTTTCTTCATCGTATTCTGCATGACCAAATTGATATTTACCAGAATTAAATACTAAAAATTCAAAATTTGGGTATTGGATAGGTATTGATACTGTATCACTTACTACATCCAACCAAACAGGTTTGTTAATTGATTGATCCATAATTTCTTCAAATTCATTATTAGTAATTTGTTTGTACATAGTAAAAACTCCTCCATTTAATATAATTATAAGGCGTGTAACCAAAATCAACCTTATAACTGTATTATAACGGAGGAGTTAACTATAATCAACCATTGTTAACCATGATATAGAACGATGTAGCAAAACTATCATCTAATATCAATAATTAACTACTTATTTCTTTCATTTTCTAAATATTGCATTAAAATATACCTAACTAAATCAGGAAGTGTCATCCCTTTTAATTCTGCTAATGTTTCATATTCACTTTTAAATTTATTAGTTACCCTAACAGATATTAATGCTTTTTGTTTTCTGCTTTCCATAATCACAATCACACTCCCTATTATATTATACTATATATGTATCAATAATAAAAATCTCATTTACTACTTGTCAATAATATATCATAACACAATAGGGTGTACAGTTATTTATTATTTTATCATTTTAATTAAATATTTTGAATATAAACATACACTTTTCCATCATCATAGTTATTAACTATCTTATTTGTAGAAATTATAGTATCTTTAACTATAGAATCATCTTCAAGGTAAATTCTGTTAATAATCATATCATTTGTAGCTTTAATAAAATTGCTAGAATCAAATTTATCCAAACAATCAACTTTTATAAACATTTTAATTGGTTTATCCCATCTAATATTTAATTCAGTCTTATCAATTGCTTGATATTTTGGAAATTGTTCTAACCATTTTTTATATATTTCGGTTCTAACTAAAATTGGTTTACCAGTATCATCGCTTGTTGTTGCTTCATACATGTTATTTTCAGAAAATGGGTGTACATAAAAAATCATATAATCTTCAATAGGAGGATTAAGTTTATTGATTGTTTTAGTTTTAGAACTCTTTATACCACCATTTCTTTTATTTTGATAATATGCTTTGTCTTTCAATACTATATTCTGTAATAAAGAAATATCATAACATTTGCCAACATTCTTAACTGCATCATGAGATAATTTTAAACTTAATTCTCCTAATCCATTAAAAACACTTTGTAACATATTAATTTTATCTTTAGCATTATATTCTTCTGAAACATATTCTAAAAAATCATCATATAATTTTTCAACTTCATGAATTTCGGCATTAGCAAATGTATTTTTAATTCTACGTTTGCCAAATAATTTTTCTTTATCAATTACTTCTTCTTTTGCATGTTCCATTATATAGACACCACGTTTACGAAGAGAAGGAAGAATATCTGATGTAACCCATTTACGAAATGCTCTTGCACCATTGGTTTTACTTTCTAATGCTAAATCATAAAAAGAATCTTCAGATATGTATGTGTTCTCAAAATCAGTATCTTTTGTGATATTTATATTTGTGTCCGTTGTGGTCACAGCTTTTATATCAAGATTATTACATATATTCTCTATTCTATCTTTTCTTAAGTATTCAATACCGTTAGCATTTGATCTAATATGTCCTAACCCAAAACAAATATCACTCAGATTAAAAGTATCCTCATCATTAATTTGTATAATTCTTAATTTACCTAAACCTGTTTGCTCAAAGACCATTAATTCATTTTCCATTTTCATAATTATCATTCTCCTTTAAATTTTTAGTTTTTAGTTTTTAAATTTTTTAGTTAATTATATTACTAATCTATAAATATATTAAAACAAAATAATTCACCTCCTGACTTTTAATTCTATTGATATATTATCATAATCTAAATTAAAAGTCAACAATATTATTTTAATATTCTATAGAATAAATAATAAAATAATTAACTATAAAAAATCAAAATTTATTTTAATAAATTAATTATATGATACTATACATACTTGCATTATATCATATATTATGGTATAATAGCACAAAACTAAATTTAAAAAGGAGAGTGATAACATGTTCAAATTTAACACACAAAAAATCAAATATTTTATTTCAGGCGTTATAGTTAGTGGAATACTTACTTCATCAATTGCTTTTGCTGATTTATCACAAATTAAATTAACAATTAATGGCAATCAAATTCAATCAGATGTATCACCACAAATGATTGATGGTAGAGTTTTTGTTCCAGTAAGACTTGTTAGTGAGAATTTAGGAGCAAAAGTTGATTGGGATGCAGAGAATAATAGTGTGATTATTAATAGTAGAAACAATGTTAATTCTAATGTTAATATTAATAATGATATTTCTGCAAATACTCAAGGTAGTAGTGAGAGAATAGTATCACAGTCTACGCAAGAAATACAGCAAACAAAAATACAAAAAAATAATTCAGAATATGAAGTATTAAAAGATTATCCTGGTAGTTATGATCGTTATCCTATCAGATATAATGGAAATATTTATTTAGCAACTAGAGACGGAATGAGTAAATATAATATTCCTATGGATGATATAAACTATAATGCAAATAAAAAAGAATTTATATTTACAAAAACAAATATGACAATAAGTATAAATGATAAAAATAGTGTTATAACTATAGGAGGAATAAGTTATATTAGAGAATCTATTTTTGAAAATTGTAAAAATATCGAAGATATTACAAATATTGAAAACAATAAATAAAATTATTTAAATGGTATTTATAAATCTATATAAATACCATTTTCATTTTCTATATATATCCCATTATATAACTCCACAATTAATTTTATTGGCATATAAGTAATTCCTCCAACCTTAATGCACCCATTATTACTATAATTAATATTGTTGAATAATACCATACTATCATTTATTAATAATATATTATTATTCTTATTTATAGATATGTATTTTGTTTCATTATTATAATTAATATCTGTTGATTTATTTATCTGCAATATATTACATAAATCTAAAATACTAATATAAACAATGTTATTTATATTAAATATATTTCTATTTATATCTATTAACTTATTATTTAATAATATAGGAATATTAATTTTCATTGTATTTTACTTTCCTCCTTATCCAAACTTAGCAACTATACCTGTAACATCAGCATTTACAAAATTCCAATCTCCAGCTGCATATATAATACCATTTTCTCTACCAATAGTTATAGGAAGATTTGCAGGACTATAAATACTAGATGCATCTATATCATCTTCTATCCTAAGTATATTGTCTGAACCACGATATAGATTTATATCTGCATATGTAGAGTTTAATTCAACTCTTGTATTACCAGTTACTCCAGTTTTAATTGTACTACCTGTAATTGTACCAGCAGATATTTTATCTGCAATTACATCTGTAATTTTACTGTTACTAATACTTTCATTAGTCAAATATTGCCCATTAATAGTTTTTACATTGTCAATAGTATCTAAAATATCAGTACCTTGTATTTTTAGTACACCTGTAAAATCTGCATTATTTGATACCATATCACCGCTTAAATTAACACGAAAAGGTGCATCTTCAAAGGTGTCACTACCTAAATATAATCCTAATTCATCTGCGTGAAGAACACTATTAGTTCCTGAACCAATGACAATATTTCCTGTTGTTACTAGATCTCCATCATTGTTTATATATAATACATCTGACCATATTGGAGTATCTATAGTTCCAGTATTTTTTTGTATTTTAAATCCTACTGTGGGATCGAGAAGTATTCTAGTTTTATTGTCTGAACGAAGAAGAGAGAGGATTAGATTCAGAATACTTACTCCTTCTGTATTAACAGTCATTATTTTATTACCTTCTGCATCAGACGCATCTAAAGTTAATGAATTGCCTAGTAAAATTTTACCAATTAATTTTTCTGAGACTATACCATCTGCTGAGATGCATGTTTCAAAACTGTCTCCACCAGATTTTGACAATCCAATTGCTCCATGAGTCACCCTAACAATCCTTTTATTATCGTTTGGGTCTGTGGCAGTTAATCCTTTACGATCTAATGAGCAATATTCATTACCTGCTAAATTTAATTCGCCAGTATATTTTCCTTGTAATGTTTCTATGATAGAATAAACTGAATTATTTGTGCCATTAATAGTATTCCAGTCTGATTTTGAAGTTTCTACTGTTGTACTAGTAGAAATACTTTGATTAAATAATTTAAGATACTTGTCAATATCCTTGGAAATATCTGTAATATTTGAGATCGTTAGGTTTATATTAGAATCATCTTGATTATAAGTTATTTCAGTAATTATACATTTAGCATCAATATTGAAAATTGGGTAGATAATTCTGACTATTTCTCCTAATCTTATAAACTGACGATCTATTTGTGATCCAACATCAAGACAGTTAAATAAATTTATCAAACTAATCTCTAAAGAAATAGGTATTGAATAGTATTTTTTAAACTCATTCCTTGCAAATTCAAGCAAAATTTTAGGATTAGAAATAAATTCATTTCTTATCTCTTTTTTCTTTACATAGCTTGCTTTTAATTCAAATAATTGTGATTCTGTAAAATTATTTTCTTCTGATAATTCATTATTAATTACAAGCATTTGATTATTTATATTGCTAATTTGATTTTCTAAACCAAAATTTGTTTTATTGCCAATAGTCATCAACATTCCTGTATTATCTGTATCAGTAAATATAATATTAATATTTGCTTCATCTTTTGTTGAAAAATAAATAATACTTATAATATTTTCACTGGCACTACATTTAAAAATAGGATTTAATGGGAATTTATTATCTGTATTATAGTAATTATTATTAATATAATTACTAATTTTTGTAGCAATACTATTAATATCATCTGTTACTAATAAAGGTATATCCATACTTTTATCGTCAATAGTTAGATTAATATTTCCATCAATAGTACATGGGGTAGTAATTGTAAAATCTGTTAAAATTGAATTAATTTCTTTTAACTTATTATCAATCTCAATTTGTTTATTATTTCTATTTGTAATTAAGGTAGAAGTATCTTGATTATTGGTTTGATAGATAGTTAATGTATCTAATATTACATTCATTTCTGTTTTTAAATCTACTAAATCGGTAGAACTTGTATTCAATGTTTCTTGCAGAGAAATTTTATTTGTAATTAAAGTTTCAAATTGTCCTTCATATGTAAAAATTTTAGAATTATACTCTTCAATCGCTATACACAGATCATCCGACATATAATAACTATGTTGTAATATATTACCTTCATCATCTCTAGTGAATGGAAACATAAAAAATTGGTAATTTGTTAATTCTGCTCCCCCTGTTATATTAACTGAATTTATTGTTAAGCCGTTTTGTCCAAAAACTTTTAAATATGTACAAAATGAGTCAGAATTTGGTCTAAAAGATAATGCATCTATATATTTTCCATAATTTAATACTAAACCATAATTAGAGGAATTTGTTATATTCTCAATATTTTCTATACTCGTCAAATCATTAGATAAAGATACAGTATAATTAATCGTATCAAATTGAAGTAATGCTGAAAAAGATGTAGCTGCTTCATAGAGACAATCCAAACAAGTTTTAGAACTAAAATTAAATTGTAAATATTTTAGATCTATATCGGCAGATACACTACCTACTGTCCATATGGTATTCTCTAACAAAATTTCTAATATTTGTGTACCATTCTTAGAAAAATCTGTATCTGTATTACTATATGTAATAATTTCATCTGTAAGATTGAATGCGAGTGAGTAACAGTTAATATTTTTTATAAATGAATCTTGATCTGAAGAATCTTCAATAGTATTAATAACAAAATATTCTATGTAGTTCATATATTCATAACGAATAAGATATTTATATTTTAAAAGATCGAAGTTATTGTTACGAACAAGTTTATGATTGATTTCTATATCTGTAAATATGGAAAAATCTAATTGACTTATCTGAGAAATTT